AAACAACAAATTGAAGATATTAAAGAAACCTTGAAAAAAGGTGGGAGAACAAAATGAGTGAAGAAATACAATGGACGCCTGATAGTATGTTAGAGGTCACAATCAAACAACCAGACGATTTCCTAAAAGTTAGAGAAACATTGACACGTATAGGTGTTGCAAGTCGTAAAGATAAAACACTATTTCAATCGTGTCATATATTACACAAACAAGGTAAATACTATATCGTACACTTTAAAGAACTTTTTGCTTTAGATGGCAAGAAAGCAACTTTAGTTGAAAATGATATACAAAGAAGAAACACAATCGCTATTTTACTACAAGACTGGAACTTAATAGATATAGTTAAAAAAGAAGACGCAGAAAACAAAGCGCCTTTAAGTCAGATAAAAGTTTTACCATTTAAAGAAAAAAAAGAATGGAACTTATCTGCTAAATATAACATAGGAAAAAAAGTTACAACTGAAGATAGCGACAATGCAAATACCGAAGTTTAAAGAATTTTTTACAGAGCAAGACGTAGAACGTAAAGATAACCCTATTACGGTTGCTATCATTACAAAAGCAAATCCTAACGTTAAAAAACAAAAGACTGGTGCACCTGCTAAAAAAGAAGGTACAGTACGTCTTATAGAAAAAGCGTGTGAGAAAAAAGGATTTAAATGTATTGTTATCAATACTAAAAATGCTATCATCACAGGTAAAGACGAAGAAAAAAATACATTAACTGTTTACAACTATGACGGTAGAGATAGTGAACATACCTTTGTAGGAAAAGATACAGTTTGTATTACACGTGCTGGTTCAATAGAAGATGAGGCAGGTCTTTCTTTATTATCTGCTTTTCAAAACTCATCATCATTTATGGTTAACACACGATCAGCAATGTTAACGTGTGATAACAAATTAACATCAGCATTACTATTTGAAAAATTTGGTATACCTACACCACGTACAGCGTTTGTATCTAATGAAAAAAACATAGATGACGCAGTAAAATTAGTAGGTAATAAATTTCCTATCATACTTAAAACACTTACAGGTACACAAGGTATCGGTGTAATTAAAATTGAAAGTTACGAAGGTTTAGTATCTACAATTCAATCATTGTGGAAGCACGATGCTGAATTACTAATACAAGAATTTATGCCTACAGCATTTGATGTAAGAACATTTGTAGTAGATAATAAAATATTTGCTAGTACAAAAAGAATACACTCTAGTTATGATTTCAGATCAAATACACATAGAGGTGCTGAGGCAAAACCATATAAATTAAGTGAAGAAGAAAAAGATTTAGTATTAAAAACTGCTAGAGCTTCAAAAGCATATATGGTAGGTGTTGACCATATTGTATATAAAGGTAAACCTTATATATTAGAAATTAATGGTAGTCCTGGTTCAGGTGCAGACTATGAAGGTTATCAATATAAAGATTACTATGCTGATCCCGAACCTGCTGGTAGAATAGATGGCGAAAAAATGATGTACAATGTAATTGATTGGGTATCAAAAAGAAGTCATTGGGATAGACAGGCAAATTCTGAATGTGGTTGGTTAGAAACAGTTGAATTAAATGATATAGGAAAAGTAAGAGCAAAGTTTGATACAGGTAATGGTTCTCACGCTTGTGCCTTACACGCAGATGAAATATTAGAATACAAAGGCAAAATAATAAAATGGAAATATGATGGTAAGATTTATTCTAAACCTAAAAATGGTGATAGTAAAGTTTACAGATCAAATGCCTCGGATGAACCATCAGAAATTAGACCAACTTGTTTGATGGACATTACATTTAATGGTTTCACGTATAAAGACGTAGAAGTAGGATTAGATCAGCGACCAAGATCAGGTTCAGACTTATTAGTTAATAGAGATTTAATGCGTCAAATGAATGTTAGTGTCAACCCTAATAGAACGTTTGTATTAAGTAAGAGAATGAGACCTATAGAAAAAGAAGGTAAACAAGATAAAGTTGGTTTTGAGAAGAAATAACATTGACATTTAAGTCAAGTTATGATATATTAATATAATAAGGAGAAATATTATGTCAGACGTGAAAATAATGAGACTCTCAACAGGAGAGGATATAATCGCAAAGATTATAGATAAGTCAGTAGAAACAACTAAACTAAAACAACCATTTGTAATTATACCACATCAACAAGGACCAGGTAAACCTGTACAATTGATGATGACTTTGTATAGTCCATATGCTGATAGTGAAGAAATTGAAATTAAAACAGCAAATATAGTTTCTATTGTAAATCCAAAAAGAGAAATACTTGCTTCGTATCAACAAAATACAAGTAGAATAATAACACCGAAAGCAGATTTAATTACAGAAACATCTATACCGACTTTGAAAAAGTGATAACAGTAAACTTTATTAGGACAAACAATGAGAAAGTCCAAGTAAAGGTACCTGTCGGTTGGACTGTAATGGAAGCAGCCAGAGAGGCAAACTTGGAAGAAATACCTGCCACTTGTGGTGGGTGTTGTGCTTGTGGTACTTGCCACGTGTACGTTAATAATGCCTGGGTTGACAAATTAGGCAAAATAGATTATAATACACCTGAACAAGAATTATTAGAATATGAAAATGGTTATAAGAAAGGTGTTAGTAGATTAGGTTGTCAGATAATGCTTACTAAAGAACTTGATAATATAACTTTACATTTGAGGGATGATGAACTTTTATAAATCAGTAATTGAACACCACGGCAAACTTCTAGTACGAGGAGTACACGATGGACAAGAGTATAAAGAAAAGATTGATTATAGTCCAACTCTTTATGCTATCTCTCAACAAGATACAGAATTTAAAACACTTACAGGTCAATGTTTAAAACCAATTAAGTTTGGTAGTATTAAAAAGGCAAGAGATTTTAAACGAAGTTATAATACTGAAAATGCACCTATCTTTGGTATGGATCGTTATCAGTATCAGTATATTGCAGATGAATTTCCTAATGATATACAGTTTTCAAAAGATCATATTAAAATCTTTACACTTGATATAGAGTGTAGTGCTGAAAATGGTTTTCCTGATGTACAAAATCCAGTAGAAGAACTATTAGCAATCACAGTTAAAAATCAATCTAACAAACAGATTATTACGTGGGGTACAGGTGAATTTAAAACTGATAGAACAGATGTAACTTATATAAGATGTAAGTCTGAAAAATCATTAATTATGGAGTTTATGAAGTTTTGGATGAAGAACTATCCAGATGTAATTACAGGTTGGAATACAAAGTTTTTTGATTTGCCTTATCTATGTAACAGAATTAAATTATTAACAGATGAAAAAGTTATAAGAAGATTATCGCCTTGGAATTTAGTAGGCACCGAAGAAATAGTTGTAAGAGGTCGATCACAATTATATTATACCTTATACGGAATTGCAATGTTAGATTACCTTGACTTATATAAAAAGTTTATACCAGCAAGACAAGAGAGTTATAAGTTAGATCATATTGGTAAAGTAGAATTAGGATTACCTAAAGATGAAAACCCTTACGATACATTTAGAGAATGGTACACAAAAGATTATCAATCATTTATTGATTACAATATTAAAGACGTTGAGATTGTTGACCAGTTAGAAGATAAACTAAAACTGATTGAACTAATCTTAACAATGGCGTATGAGGCAAAAGTAAATTACCAAGATGTATTCTCACAAGTTAGATTTTGGGATACATTGATTTACAACTTCTTACGTAAAGACAATATAGTCATACCACCAAAAGAAGATAATATTAAAGATGAAAAATATCCTGGTGCGTATGTAAAAGATCCTCTAGTAGGTATGCACAAATGGATTGTTTCGTTTGACATCAATTCACTATACCCACATTTGATTATGCAATATAATATTTCTCCAGAAAAAATTATAGGTATGAAACCAAATGGTATAACTGTGAATAAGATGTTAACACAAGCAACGCCTCTAACATATCTTAAAACGGAAGGTGCAACAATAACACCAAACGGTGCATTATTTAAAACTGATAGTGCAGGATTTCTTCCTAAACTATTAGGTAAAATGTATAATGATCGTGTTACGTATAAGAAACTAATGTTAGAGGCGAAGAAAAAATATAATGAAACTAAAGACCCTAGTTTATTAAATGAGATTGCTCGTTGTCATAATATTCAATGGGCAAAGAAGATTGCATTAAATAGTGCTTACGGTGCCATCGGTAATCAATACTTTAGATATTATGATGTAAGACAGGCAATGGCAATCACACTTGCAGGTCAATTTATTATTCGCTATATTGAAAAGAATGTAAATGAATATATGAATAGTATATTAAAGACACACGATAAGATAGATTACATTGTGGCATCCGATACAGATTCAATTTATCTTTGTTTAGATAAACTTGTTGAACAAGTATGTAAAGATAAAACTAAAGAACAGACATTAAGATTTATTAATAAAGTTGTAGAAGGTAGAATAGAACCATTCCTAGAAAAATGTTTTAAACAACTTGCCGAATACACTAACGCATTTGAAAATAAAATGGTAATGAAACGAGAAGTCATTGCCGACAAAGGTATCTGGACTGCCAAGAAAAGATATATGTTAAATGTATTAGATGAAGAAGGTATTACATTTGACGAACCTAAACTAAAGATTATGGGTATTGAGGCAGTTAAGTCATCAACACCAGAGATATGTAGAACTAGAATTAAACAAGCAATAAAAATTATAATGAGTAAACAAGAAACAGATTTACATAAGTTTGTTTCAGATTTTAAAAAAGAGTTTTTTAAATTACCTGCTGAGGCAGTATCGTTTCCTAGAAGTTGTAACAATATGAAAAAATATTATTCTAGTAGTGATGTGTTTATTAAAGGTACACCTATTCACGTGAAAGGTGCATTGATTTATAATCATCAAATAAAAGAGTTTGGTTTACAAAACAAATATCCATTGATACAAGAAGGTGATAAAATTAAGTTTGTTAAACTACTAGAAGCAAATCCATTTAAGTTTGATGTAATAAGTTATGTTACAAAGTTACCAAAAGAATTTAAGTTACAAGATTATATTGATTATGAAGTACAGTTTGAAAAAACGTTTGTTGATCCTATTAGATTTATATTACAACCTATTGGTTGGACACCTGAACCAAAAGCAAGTTTAGAGGCATTTTTCGGATGATAACTTCGTTAATACTTTTTTACTTTACAATCTTTGTATTTTTTCAATGGGGTCAAAGAATTGCTATGACAAGAATTGATACAAAAACATTTATAATTATTATATTATTGATATGGATATTACTAAAAAATATAACGTAATATATGCTGATCCACCTTGGACTTTTAAAACGTTTAGTGATAAAGGTAAAGATAGAAGTCCAGAAAATCATTACAATGTGATGAGTTTAAAAGACATATGTAATTTACCAATAAGTAAAATTGCAAATGATAATTCAGTTTTATTAATGTGGGTTGTTGATCCATTATTAGATAAGGCGTTTGAAGTTATTAATGCGTGGGGATTTAAATATAAAACTGTAGGATTTACTTGGGCAA